AGGCACCCCATCGAGAGAAGTCTCGGTGTTAACTCCCGAAACCAGCACTGAATGGACTCGCACTATGGCTACTCCCCGCTCACGCAGCCGGTCTACCCTTCCAGTCTCTGGAAGGTTTATACCTGCAAACACGTGGGTTACCCATAGTCTTAATTGTCTCGTCGAGACAATGTCAGACGTCGTGGGTAATAAGGATGGCGTGAACGAGATGCGACTCTCTTACGAGAGAGTCACACCCGCTATCGCCAATTCGACGGGTAGTTATCTCGGCATCAATAAGGTCAGCACAATGGAATCCTTTCCAGTGTGTTGGAACTATACTGGTGCCGCAGTAAGCCACTTAAGCCTGCCCACGCTTCCTTCTATAGGAGCGCGTGCTGCTACGGTCGCGGCTAGGACTAATCCTAGTCGCGCTCATGTGCAGGTTCCTGTAATCTTTTCGGAGTTACGGGAAATACCAGGCCTTGTGCGTCGCTTCGGCAATGATGCCTTTAAGAACATCGGGGATGCTAATCTCCGTGTTCAATTTGGCATTAAGCCGATGCTCTCTGATCTGCGTAGGCTCGCTAACTTTCAGGCAGTCGTTGAAAAACGATTGCGTGAATTAGAAAGTCTACGCAAGAACGGAGGTCTTCGACGACGGGTAACGTTGTCACATGATATAGCAGTCGATACGCCGACCGTAGAACTTCTACAGTCGTCGCCACACTCGATCTATGGCTCTCGTTCGAGAGTCACAGAAAGAGACGTGTGGGGTAGCGCTCGGTGGAAACCGAATGCTATCATCTCCGGCCTAGATCCTGACGAAATCGCCGCTCTAGTACGGCGAACGTTACTTGGACTAACTGTGTCGCAGATCACCCAGAACTTATGGGATGCTCTGCCGTGGTCATGGCTCATCGATTGGTTTGCTAATATCGGCGATCTTCTAGCCGGTATGAACAACTCGATTGGTCACCTAGCAGGTGACGTTTGCATCATGACTCACACACGCACTACGTCCACGACTCGTTGCTTCGCCTCTGGGGCCAACTCTAAGGCCCAAGTTAAATGGCTGCAACAAGATCACGTTGTCGTGAAAGGTGTGAAGGAGCGCAAGCTCTCTTCACCCTCTTTCAGTGCTTCCGTGCCGATCCTTACGGGTCGGCAATTGTCTATCCTCGGCTCACTAGTAGCGACGCGACGTCGCGGCTAGTTGAGTCACAACTTCAAAGGAAGACCTATGCTTGGCGATACGCTTGTCTTCACGCTTGGCGGAACCGGTGGTTCTGCCAGGACGCTCAACAAAATCAACCAAGATGGATACGCATCCGAATATCTCTATCGGTCTTCGACCGATGAGATTCGGGCCCGCGTCCGTCACACTCGTGAGAGTGTACGGGCCGGTAAGCCTGTCATGGAGCGCCATAACGTGGAGCTCACTCAGACAGTCTTTGCGACGGCTACCGCACCTGAATTTGTGCGGCAGTCGTACGTCGTATTCCGTAACCAGGTCGGAGACGATCTGGCCTTGAATATCGACGTATCCGAGGCGCTGGCTTACTTCCTCACGGGAGTAAACCTGCTGAAGTTGGCCGGCTGGGAGTCGTAAGACTGCCCAGCGAAGACGAGCTGTTCATCAAGCCGTAGAGCTTGCCTGGGTCATACCAGCCATGCTGAAAAGCTATGAAGACAGTCTTCTTTTGGTCTTGCGCGGCATCCTTGAGGATGCTGCGCGTGCCTACCCGGCCGATTCTGACGATTTCGGGAGAGACTTTTCTCGAATTCTTAAGAACGTTGAAGCGAGAGGTCTGAGTGTTCTCACACTCGAACTTCCCGCCTTGTGCAAGCATCTTGACAGATGCCTAGACAATGCCCTCTGGGTCGAACCCTTTCTTCCTTTATCCAGAAGAAGAGGTCCGCACTCCACGATCCCGCGATTATTCGCGAGGTTATGGAACAGGGTTTTCAACGATAGTGGCTGTTTCGTGGATGTCGTAGACATTCAAGCTATAAGTTTCTTGCGGCAGCTTTTGCTGTTTGCTAAGAAGGTCAAGCTTGAGTGCTCTCCTGAACGTACTCTCGCGAGTATTCGGGATTTCTACGCCATAGAAGATAAGATGGTTCCACCAGACCTTGACTGGAATGGTGATACCTTTAGCGGTGGGGACGCCAAGTTTCTTAACTTAGGCGACCCCGTCGGCTTCTATCCTGTTAGAGGGGAGCTTCCCCTCGACCCAGGAGGCGAGCCGATACGTGCTTCTCTTCTAAAGTGTATTCAGCAAGTCGCTGATATACTTTCCTGCGTGATCGGGGATTTCGATCCATTCGATCATGCACCGAAGCACGGTCCTGGTGTAGTTTCAGACCTTAAAGGCGGGGAGTTTAAGTACAGCTTCCCGTCCTGGCCTGACAGACTAGAGGCTATCTTTCCCTATGCGGATTTCGCTTTCGCGAATTACGCATTGTGGTCAGATAGTTTACCTGCCGTTGAGCAATCTAGGAGTGATCCTGAATGCTCTTCTCGCCTTATCGTAGTGCCCAAAACACAAAAGTCTCCTCGGCTTATCGCCGCTGAGCCTGTTGCGCACCAGTGGTGCCAACAAGTGATTTGGTCGTTCTTTAAGGCCAGGTATGCGAGCACTTTCCTGGATCGGTTCGTCTCCTTTGGAGACCAAACCGGAAATCAGGATCTTGCTCGGCTCGCGTCAAAAGAGTCATCTCATTGGACGATTGATCTTTCATCGGCCAGTGATCGGCTTTCTTGCCGCGTCGTGGAGAGGATCTTCAGGAGGATTCCATCCCTCTTGGATGCTCTCTATGCTAGTCGGACCCGCTATTTGTCTCAAAGACTTGACGACAAATCGCCTAGCATCGTACGTTTGAAGAAATTCAGTACGATGGGGTCGGCATGCACTTTCCCTGTGCAGTCCCATGTATTCTTGGCTATCGCGCTAGGCTCGACCCTCTTTGGGAAGGGCTCTGCAGTTACGCTCAAGACCATTATGGGCTTAGCAGGGCAGGTCCGCGTCTTTGGG